TTTTTAAGTTGTTTTGCGTACTCTTCAAGTGGCACTCCTAATTTTTTAGCTATTGCTACCTGTGATGAAGTGAGTCTCACAGTTTTGCGACCAGGCTTTACGCTTCTTGTAGCAGAAGCCACTGTCTGAACAGGGGCGGTCGTTTGCTTTTCACTAGTATTACCGAATTTATGTGGAAAGTCAACTTTAATTCTTTTGTCAACTTCTGCATAATACTCATCAGAGCTAGGATCAAACCCTTCTCTTTCGGTTAAATCCTTGTGTATCTCAAAAGCTGTGTAAGTCATAGCTCTATCAGTGCCAAACCATGGATTTTTAGAAGCCCATGCTTCAGCTTTGGGATCCATATTAATGGGATCTTCTCTTTGAGGAATATTAACTTCACCACCTTGAGATAGGTTTGTTACAGGTTTTTCATCCTGTGTTGTTTGTCTTCCTTCTTTAGCTTGTTCAAGTTTTGCATTCTCAAATGCGAGTGTTGCAATTCTTTTATTAGCCTCAACTTGAGCTTTTGCATCTCCTGATTCTATAGCTGCAGCTAATTCTTTTTGTGCTGCCTCCATACCTGAAGATATAGTTGTCTCAAACTTTTTAATGTAATCAGAGTCAGTTTGTTTAAACTTTTTCTCTAATTTTAGTCTAGATTCCTCTACACCTTTAGCATAATCAATAGCAGCTTGTTCTCTTCTTTCTGCTTCTCTCATTTTACGAGTTAGTTTCGCAATACGAGCTTGCACACCTTTACTGTATTCTTCTAGTTTACTGTCGTCTTCTTTTGTTTCTTTTTCTTCTAACTTGGTTTCTCTTTCATTTTCATAACTTATATCTGTTCCGTGGTCTTTCTTTTTTTCATATGTTCTTGTTTCTTCTTTCGGCGTTTCAGTATTAACTACTGACTCGTCTTTTGGTTGTTCAATATCAATATCTACTTCAGGCCCTGAAGTATCTATATCAACTGTCTTTTTTTCTTCTTCTGGCATAGTTATCCTCCTATGTTAAAACTCATGCAAGATGTCCTCTGGACTATCAATTGTTGCTAAAATTTCATCGTCATTTAGCAGACGCATCTCACCACCCTCTATTTTAATTCGGCTACCTGCATACCTTGCAAACATAACCCAATCTTTCTCCTTGCACCATGGACCTTCAGGATATCTTTCCTTATCCTTGTAACATTGAGGACCCATAGCCATAACTAAACCTACTTGTGAAGCAACTTGTTGCCGCTCCAAAGTATTTTCAGCTAGTATTACTCCACCTTTAGTTTTTTCTTTCATTTTAAAAGGCAAAACTAAAAGTCTCCAACCTGTTGGTTGTGGTAATTTTGGTTGTTTTTTTGATTTTTTTACACCAATTAAATCATTGTTTGGTGTTAATATCGATGACCGTTCCTTTTCCATTTTGCTCCTTATCATTTAGCAGGTTAGAGAGTTCCTGTCTTGTTGCCTCTAAGGCATTTATTTGTCCTATTATATACTGATACTTCTCCATATTGTCAACACCTCCTGATGTGACTGTCATAGATAAGGCCTCAGTTCTAGTATTAATAAACCTAATTAGTTTTTTTATGACTTCTTCTAATTGCATCTTTACCTTTCTTTGCAATGGATGCAACTTGGCTTTTACCCATAACTTTAGCCCGTTGTTCCATTACTGTTAGTATTTGTATTTTGCGTGCAAAGGGTTTACTTACACGTTTTACTTTTGCAACAGTTGCTCTTGCATCTGCAGGTGTTGCAAATTTTATCTTGACTGTATCTCTTGGATTTTCGTCAGTATACAATCTTCTTCCTGAACCTTTAGGTTTTTTACCTGTTCCTACTTTTGGATCCGCCACGTTTCATCTCCTTAATATGTTTTTTAATTATATTAGATTGTTTTTTATGTAACTTAGAAGCTTTTCCTAAAGCTTTTGCCACTTTATTTAACTTTTTAACCATTATCGTTCTCCTAACTTTTTTTTAAATTTATGCACTTTATTACGAGCTTTTCGTTCAAGTGTTTTATCTTTCTTATCTAATGCAACTTTAACTTCACGTCTAGCTTTCATTAAATTCTTTACAAGACCTTTTTTGTAGGGTCCTTCCTTTAGTGGGGATATTTTGCATTTCCATCTTCTTCTAGCTTGACGTAGTCTAGAATTAGGATCTTTTGCTGCTTTAGGAAATTTTTTCATTTGACCTGCGCTTCTTGCACAGAATGATTTACGTCGTTTAGCAGCTTTAGATCCTGGTTTGACTTTGCCAGTGACCGCTGTTTTTAATTTAGAGCCGGGATTCATTCTTCTATAGGCAGCGACACCGGCTCTTGTCATTCCAGCCCCTTTTTCAGTGGGTCTAAAATTTTTTTTATTTCTTGCAGGCATTTTATCCTGTCGTCTCATTATCTCATTCCCATTCTTTTACCCATGAATCCACCCATCATGGCTTGTTTTCTTTTTGCAAATGTTTTAACGTTTGTTGGTTTACCACCAACACCTTGAGCTACTGCTCTTTTTCTAGAAACTGCTGATCGTCTTTGGCTTTCAGTCATACGTCTTGCTTTTGCAAGTGGGACACATTTTGGATACTTACGTTTTGCATCTGCTTTCTGTTTTGATCTTCC